GCCGATTCCGGTCGAATGTAGACCTTTGGATACCCTGATCCCTGGTGATAAACCAGTTTATTATCCGGATCAAGATAGCCTTCAAGAACATGGTTTCTCAACGAGCGCGAAATTTCAGCGGACGTGAAGCCAGGCGGGTCAGGACAACGCAGCGGAACGTAGAAACCCAAATGTGGTTGTTTATTAACGCAGTCATTCCAAGTGTCGTCGACACCCAAAATCTCCGCAGTCTTTAAACGTAACCCAGGTGGTTTCCACTGGTGATCCCCATATGTCTGGAGCTGCTGGAGTAAACCAGTCGCCCAACACCTTTGAGGTTCAGTCATTTCGACTTCCGATGAGTAAAGTCCACACATGCCGAGCATTCGTGGTCCATAGTAATTTCGTTTTCCGGACGCACTATAGATGTCGAGAATCCTACGATTCCAGATCTCATAGTGGGAGTGGAAGACTTTCTCGTCCGAGAAACCAGGAAGGATATCATTGTGGATAGTCCAAAGAGGCTTCATATCGATGGTGTCACCACCACCGACCTTGGATCGTCCCTTCAGGAGACCCAAGTTGGGATAGGTTAGACTTAAAAAGGTATCGTCAACGGGTAGTCCAACCCGTTTACGAAAGTATGCCTGGGAATTGATCATCATGAACCGGTCAGAACATAAGTTCTTACCGGCGGAAAGCTTGAAACCAAAGAAGCGCAAATTGGATTCCCACCGATCGTACTCCACCTCACTTGCCCTGAAAAGAATGTCGTCTCCATTAATGAAAACGGGTTCTCTTTGTAACCTGCGACTTAACCGACGGATTTGTCTGTCCGTCCTCTCTGGCTTGCCCAAGCTTCTCCATTCGAAGAAATCCGTACGGAGAAGGGAAGTCGAGAAGAAATAGGTTAAGTAGTTGATGAGACACAGGATAGGGAAGGAGAGAATGGACCCCATAAGTTGTCCATTTCGCTGAGGAACGTCTTCCTCATTGAGAAGAGGGTAATCGATGAGTTGACCAACAAGATTGTCCAAGAGGACTTGCAGTTCTTCGGACGAGAGCCAAGGAGAAAGCTGCAATAGGGCTTTTCTTGCAACCCGCTCCGTCACGTTCATGTCCAGACCGTCTGTCGCCCCTTTATAATCCCCAGAGACCCAGATACCTGAGTCGGGACTCTTCTGGCGTAAGACTTCGATGTCATAGCCTGTAATGGGATGGTCCAACGCCGAAAAGATGAAACATTTTCGGAGAGCACCATGGAGACCTTTTTGCCATGGAATACTAAGGTACTGAGGGATTGCCTCAGACTTAGTGATCACGCGAACCTTAAGAGGTTCCAAGATTGCCACAGTTGAAGAGTGGCATCTACGTTCTTCCACGGGAAGGTGCCTTTTGAAGGACTTTTCCCATAACAGATCCATAATATCCTGGTCCGGTGTAAGAAAGTGAGTTCTTAGCTCCTTAGCGCGGCCCTGTCTGACTTCATACATTTTATATAGATAATCATTAAAGAAGTCGGCCAACAGAGGTTCCTCAAAAAGAATCTCTCTGATGTACTCTCGACTACCTCCTCTTACTCCTTGGTTTTCGTAGCATGCCTTGGTCGACGGGACTCGACACTCACGAGTGTCTTGTCTGGTCACCTGGCACCCTGCGAAGATTGAGGGTAGAAGATAATCGAGAGCATCATCCAGAAAACCGTAGAACTCTTCCTTGTTATGAGCGAAGAGTACTCCGGTGTCAAAGACGGGGTCTCCGCCCGACGCCACCACCTCATCCCATAGATTTGGTTGAGGAGGCTCACAACACTTGGTTAGAGTGTTCATGTGATCTTCGAGGCTGTCTTCCACAAAGGTTTGTGGAACGTCAGGGCACCCTTTCTTTGACATCTGGATTGCATAGGCAAATTTGACAGTGGCAACACTAGCTTTTCCTTGAAAGATAGACTGGTATCGTCTACCTAGATCATTTGTGAAGATATACCAGGGGATAAGCTCCGAAATAGGGTACGCATTCCCATCT